GGCGGCATCCGCACGCTATTCCAAGATGCCGGGCTGTCGGCGCCCGAGGTCGTCTCGAGCCTGCCTTCGTCGGGCAACTTCCAAGGCCGGCTCGTGTTCCTGACGACCGACAACAAGCTGTATCGGTGGACCGGCTTGGCATGGACGGCTGCTGTTCCTACAACTGATCTAACAGGCACGATCACCGAAACACAGATTGCTAACGATGCTATCACCACCCCGAAGATCGCTGCCAATGCTGTGACCGCTTCGGAGATCGCGGCGGCCACTATCACCGGCAACAAGATTGTGGCGAACACGATCACGGGCGGCTTGCTGGCGACCAGCGGGATCATCACGCAGGTCGCGCAGATCGGCGATGCTCTAATCGCGAATGCCAAGATCCAGAACGCGGCGGTGGACACCCTCAAAGTTGCAAATGACAGTGTGACAATAAGCAGCTTTGTCGACTTTGCGTCACAATCAGGCGCCGGGCCATATTCTTTCACAACAAGCGTTTCAATGGCTTTTGATGGAGACTTTATAGCCATCGCCAGTGTGCAGATGTTTGGCTCGTCATCTTCATCCAGCAGCGTTACGTTCGTCCTATATATTGATGGTCACTTCATGAACGGAGCCGCCATCGGCGGCAATCATTGCTTGGGTTTGCACTCTTTGTCTGGGTCTAGAGCAGTATTGTCAGGCACTAGAAGTGTAAACATTACCATCTCAAGTATCACAAATGTGACCTCTCCTTCTGCTGATGTTCAGGTCACTCTTTTGAGGCGCTACAGATGAGCAGATGGACGAGATATGATCCGGCCACAGGTGACATCATGTTCACTTTCGATGGCAAGCCAGCCGACATCGCGGTTAATCAGCCCGCCATCGAGGGTGAATATTCTGCTAGGCGTTATCGCATCATCGGTGGCGTTCCTGTTGAGAAGGCCGCAGATGAGATTGAGCAACAAGAGATCGAGTTTGCCATGATGAAACTTCGCAAGTCTCGGAACGATATGCTCGCCGCCTGCGACTGGACGCAAGCCGCCGACGCACCCGTAGACCGCGCCGCATGGGCTGCCTACCGGCAGGCGCTGCGTGATCTGCCTGCGAACACCGCCGACCCACGCAACCCAGCGTGGCCTATACCGCCCGCGTGAAATGATGTAGACTTCCGCCGATCAACCCAAGGAGGCCGCGATGGCTGTCACGATCTCGCTCTATAATCACACGGCCAAGTTGTTCGCCGAAGGCAGCAACGCGGCCGCAGATACCTACAAGGTGAAACTCTATGCCTCGGCGACGTTCAGCGCGGCTGACACGACCCTCGCCGGCATCACAGGCACGGAGGCCACGACAGGCACCGGCTACACGGCTGGCGGCGCTACGCTGGCTAACGCCGCAGTGACCACCGTGACCACCAACGACGCCAAGTTCGACGCTGACGATGTGACGTGGACGGCTTCTGGCGGCTCGATCACGGCTTCCTACGCGGTCATCTACAACGACACCGATGCCAACGATCCTCCGCTTGCCTTCATCGACTTCGACGGCTCGCAATCCGCTGGCGACGGCACCGACTTCAAGATCGTCTGGAACGCGAACGGCATCTTCACCTTCACCGTTGCATAATAACAGACCGGAGGCGCGGCTATGGTTGTTCTCGTAAACCGTGCCAAGATGGGCACCGCCACGACCGGGACCGGGACAATCACTCTCGGTTCCGCTGAAACCGGATATCAGTCGTTTGCTGACGCGGGCGTGACTGATGGTCAGGTGGTGCGCTATGTGATCGAGGATGGCACGGACTGGGAGATCGGCAGCGGCACCTACACCGCCTCTGGCACTACCCTGTCGCGCACTGTCAGCGAGAGCAGCAATGCCGACGCTGCGCTGAACCTAAGCGGCTCTGCGGTGGTTTATGTGTCGGCTGCGGCTGAAGATATTCCTTCGCTTGAGTTGTATGCTGAGAACCCAAGCAGCCCTACTGCTCCAAGTGCAACCGGCACGAATGCTGTGGCGATTGGGAGTGGTGCGACAAGCACTGACACAAACACTGTTGCGATTGGCGGTGGAGCGGATGCAACTGGAAGCCAAGCCTTCAGCCTGGGCGTCAATTCTATAGCATCTGGGCTTAGGTCGATTTCTTTTGGTTCAAGTTCATTCACTAATAACACAGATGCAGTCGCAATCGGACCCAGCGCCCAAGCACAGTCAGTTGGCGGTCTGGCGCTCGGCCATGATGCAACAGTAATTACTGGCGCACAGGCAGTTGCAGTAGGGGACTCCTACGCCTCCGGCGCCGACAGCTTCGCAGCGGCCATCGCCAACAACACTTCAAGCTATGGTGCTACTGGGACTAACTCAGTGGCGGTTGGGTATCTGGCAAAGGCCTCTGGCAATTACTCAACAGCCATTGGGGACACTGCCCAAGCAACGGGACTAAACTCAATATGTATTGGGGACGCAGTTGCTTCTGGACGCGGCACAGCAGTTATTGATGGAGAGGGAAGCAGCACTCACTCAGGTTTGCGTGGTGTAACCATTGGATATAGCTCTAGCGGCACCGCTGACTACAGCTATGTGTTTGGCAGAGACGCAAGTGATCGGGGAATTAAATCAAGATTTGCGTTTAGCGGAAGCTCTTTCAACACTGATGGAGAGAGCCAGCAGGGTATGTTCCCTCTCCGCCTTGCAACTACTGACGCAACCCCATCTGCCCTTACGACAGATGGCGGCGCAGCATCTACCGATAACCAAATCATCCTGCCCAACAACTCTGCCTACGCCTTTCACGGCACCATCGTAGCCCGTCAGCAAGCCTCGGCAGGCACTGCATGTGCAGCATGGAAGATCGAGGGCTTGATCCGCAGGGAAGGATCGGCGGGGACGACAGTGCTGGTCAACTCTGCTACAACTGTTCTCGATAATACCCCCGGCTGGGGCATGGCGCTCTCTGCCGACACGACCAACGGTGGCCTGAAGATCGAGGTCACTGGCGCTGCTGCAACCAACATTCGCTGGGTTTGCACCTGCCATACTAGCGAGGTCACATACTGATGAATACTTTTGCGGACAAAATAGAACAACACACGGTGCAGGTCTCAGAAAGCGGCTGCATGATCTGGACAAGATGTGTTGATGGTCTTGGTTATGGTCGGCTGTTTTTTGACGGGCGTTCTGAGCGAGCACACAGGGTTTCATTTATGATGACATCCGGCTCCAGCATACCTGATGGAAAGCAGATCAACCACCATTGCGATGTTCGCTGCTGCGTTAATCCTGATCACCTTTATTTGGGTGATAAAAAGGAAAACGCAATGGACACGGTTAGGCGTGGACGTCATGCTGCTGGAAGGGCTGACGTTGTGGCTAAACAGTCGAAGACAATGACTGGCCGCTACGTTGGGGACAAAAACCCAAACTGCAAAATAAAAACTTGTGATCAGCCTATTATATTGGATCGCCTAAAGTCTGGCGAAAAGATGCAGGCTGTTGCAAAATCGTTTAACGTAAACCCTCAATACCTGTATGCTCAGGTAAAAAAATGGAGAAACGCTTATGGCGATCCAGTTGAACCTTGAAACCAGCCAGTATGGCACTCCCTTTGCTGGCGCTTACTTCCGCATCGTCACTGCGGCTGTCTCTCGGATGCGCGAGGGCGGCCCCAAGTTCATCGTCATGATTGACGTTGCTGGCTATGCCACTGCCGCGCCCGGTGACGACACTCGTGAGGTGGACTTCCGGCGCTACCATGCCGATCTGGTTGATGTGGAAGCTGCGGCTGGCGCTAACTTCCTCGACAAGTGCTATGCTTGGGTCATGGCGCAGGCAGACATGAACGGGAGCGTTGCGGTCTAATGAGCATTGTCATCGACTACACTAAGGGTTTTTTTGAACCGTCACCTGCTGGTGAGGCGGTCGGTGACATTGCATCCAGCACGCTTGATCTGGCCTCGGGCAATGTGTTCTCTGATGCACCCTCTGCCAACGTGACCTATGTGTTCAGCAACCCGCCCGCCTCTGGCACTGCCTATGGCTTCACGCTCAAGGTAACGCCCTCTGCGACCGTGACTGTGACTTGGCCTGCCTCGGTTGACTGGGCTGGCGGCACGGCTCCTGACGCCCCTGCCAGCGGCGAGACGGATGTGTATGCGTTCTACACGCAGGATGGCGGCACCACCTACTACGGCTTCCAAGCTGGGGATGCGATGGCATGAGCATTGCGAGGCTAATGCAGCAAGCGGCGGCTGGTGTGCCTACTGGCGGTGGGGTTGTCTGGACCGACCCTGACCTAGCTAATGCGTCTTATGACAGTGTTAGCTTTAGTGTGGCTGCTGAGGATGGTGTTCCTCTTGGGATGTTTTTCAAGCCTGACGGTGCAAAGGTATATATTCTTGGAGGTGCAGGTGATGAAGTAAACGAGTATGACCTAAGTGTAGCTTGGGATATTTCTACTGCATCTTTTAATCAAGTATTTGACGCCTCAGCACAAGGCATAGGGCCTAACGGCCTGTTCTTCAGTTCAGATGGAACAAAGATGTATATTCCCGAGGGAATAAACAGAGTTGTAAATGAATATAATTTAAGCACCGCTTGGGATGTGTCTACTGCGACTTACTCTCAAAACTTTTCTATCTCATCTCAAGACACAGCGCCGCAGGAATTGTTTTTCAAACCTGATGGCACAAAAATGTATCTTGTTGGTGGCGCAGGGGATGATGTAAATGAGTATAGCCTAAGCACAGCTTGGGATATCTCCACTGCATCTTATGTTCAAAATTTTAGTGTCTCCGCTCAGGAGGCAAACCCTCATTGCATTTTTTTCAACCCAGATGGGACCAAAATGTATATTGCGGGATCATCGGGCGATGACGTAAACGAATACAATCTGTCGTCTGGGTGGGATATTTCCACAGCCTCTTACGTTCAGAACTTCTCCGTTGCATCGCAAGAGACAAGCCCTAGAGGTTTGTTTTTCAAGTCTGACGGCTCCAAGATGTATATTGTTGGTGTTACTAACGACACCATCTACCAATACTCAACCGCCTAAGGAGCAACCATGCTGCTAGTCAAAACCGCAAACGGACAGGTAGAGCAATTCCCCTACACGCTCGGAGACCTTCGCCGTGATAACCCGCAGACCAGCTTCCCGAAAAAGATTGGTGATGCGATCCTCGCCAGCTACGGTATCTTCCATGTGATGCCTGACCCGCAGCCTGAGCATGACCCTCTGGTCCAGACTGTCGTGCGGGATGCAGAGCCGCACCGTGAAACCCGGATCAAGCAAACGGGCGATCTGGAACCTGCTGACGTAGCCGTTGGCGACAGCTATGAGACTGGGCGCTGGGTGATCGGCTACACTGTCGTCAACAAGCCGCAGGATCAGGCAGAGCAGGCGGTGCGTAACCAGCGTGATCGACTGCTGTCGGATAGCGACTGGCGCGCCCTGAGCGACAACACCCTGTCGCCAGCTTGGGCATCGTATCGTCAGGCGCTTCGTGATATTACTGCACAAGAGGGCTTCCCGTATAGCGTGACGTGGCCCACCAAGCCTTGAGGTAAGCCATGCTCGGTTTCTGCCCATTAGCCTCTGCGCCCCTAGCGGATGATGGGGTTGTCGCAGCAGTCGGCGTTACGATTGACTCACCGGCGGCAGACATCACCTTAGCCGTTTCCGCCCCGAGCATCTCGCTTGGTGCCGCCGTTCTCTCCCCTGCCGCTGACATCACGCTGGCCGGTCAAGCGCCGTTCATCTCGATCACCACGCAGGTCGTCGTCCCTGCGGCAGACATAGCCATCGCTGCCAATGCCCCTGCGATCAACGCCGGTAAGAGCCTTGCAATCCCGGCGGCGGATGTTGCGATTGCAG